TATTCTACATTACCTATAGAAGTGATTGTATTTGCAGCTACATTTTCATTAACTCCTCCACCAACTGTATAGGTTACAGTTAATACTTCATTATTAGGAGCCAACCCATATGTACTAGTTGCTAAAAAGTTAGATGGATCTATAGCTGATGTTGTAGTACGTCTCAGATATTCCAATCCTGACCCTACATTGGTTGGATTTGGAATTATTTCTTCATCTGCATCTGATGATATACCTGCACCAAACTGTAATTCTGTTTGATAATCTCCTCTAATCCTAGTAACAAATCTTCTAGGTGTTCTAGTTAATTTTAATATATAAGGAACGGTTGATCTATATTGTGCTAGATCTGGATCATTAAATGGAATGTTAGCAATATCTTCCATAATGGTATCTTGTGCTAAATAATCAACTTCGCTCCAAGCATCCCCAGTATCACTTTCAACTGATAATATTTCTAAAACATCCTTTTCTGGTAATAATAATTTATCATATTGTTTAGGTGTTGTAAATGAAAAATCACGAGTCACAACTTCTCCGGAGACTGCCTTTACTTCTTTCTTTAAAAGATATCTAGTTACATTACCACTACCGTCTATTTCATATACAGATACATTTGCATTATCATTAAAATCTAAATTTTCTGTAGTTCTAAAAGAAATATCATCTTCTGATAATACTTGCATTCCTCTTTTTATACTTAAAGCATATCTGTAATCCGGTCTTGCTGCTGTACCAGATCCTATAGCTGGCACCAATTGAAATACATCTAAAGTAACTGTTGCTGGTGAATTTATTCTTGGCTTGAAACCAAATAAATGGGACAAGCGTAATACATTAGTAGTCTCTTGAGCTTGACTCAATAAAGATTCTCTAAATGATTGATCTGTATAATATGATATTACATCTCCAACATATGAAGCCATCTCAATAAACATCATACCTGGTGACGATTCGTTGAAATCTTGATATGTATTTGGAAAATATTGCTTAGCAAAGGTAATTAAATTTTGCCTCATCTGAGGAAAATCTTTTCCAATATACCTAACATCCTTTTTTACTAACTTTGACATTTTTTATCTCCTAATATGACCCGCCTATGTTTGGTACAATTGTTGAACTACCAAAACTACCTACACCTACTAATTCTAATTGTGCTGGAGTTGATTCTGCAGCATCAGAAACTACAATTGCATTTTCGTCTAATAAAACATTTATTGTCAGATTAGCACTGTTTACATCTAATCTAAAAACTAATGAAACAGATAAACTATATGCATTTATATCACGTGTTATTATAACACCATCTATAATAAAATAAGGAAGCCAAAATTTAATATCTTCAATTAAACGTTCTTCTACAATGTCTGAAAAGGCTGATGTATTTGGTTCGAATATAGCTTTACGTAAATCCGTTCCAAATCTAGGTTGCATATAACGTTCGCCTTTAACTGTGCCTAACAAATTTCTTAGATTAGATATAGATTGAGCATGTGTTGTATAATTTAATGCAAATACACTAGCTCCTCCTTTTTGTTCATTATATTGTCGCCCCTCAGTATTAGAATCATCTTTTAATGCAGTTCTATCAAAATTTCCATTAATAGATGATTTATTAAATGGCAATGATATACCTACAGCTGTATCCGGCTTGTCAGAAACTGGTCTATTTTGGTATATTGTTCTTGCCATTTATTATTTTCCTTTTTTCTTATCTATAGCTTTCATTAATGCTGAATAATCTTTTGTCATTGCACTTGCTACTGCTTTAACACCTTCATTATTCATATTCATTGGTTCTCCATTAATTCCTGTTGTTGTTAATGGAGCAGGCCCTCTTTGCATCCCAAATGAATCTGCCATCTCTGCTTTGTAATTACCCATACTAGGATACTCTTGTTGCATTACAGCTGGACCATCTCTCATTGTACTAAAATCAGCTGATGTTGCTGTTTCGTTTAGTATATCATTTAGCATACTATTTTTAGTAAATTTCTTTTTTGCTTTTGGTTTATATTTTTTTGTATCGCCTACAATTTTTTGTAAATCAGATTCATGTTTAGTAACTGTTGTATTTTCATTTAATACTGATTTTATTTCTGTACGAACTGCTGCACGAACTTCTTCTCTTATAACCTTTCGAAGCAATTTTACAAATGATTTTGATTCCATATAATATTCCCTTTATTTTTATATAAATATGTTTATGATAGAGTTCCGGGGGTAGTTGTTACCCCTACTGTAGGACCACCTGATACAGAAGATCCGGCAGTCACTTGTCCCGGATTAACAGTTGCTGCAGACGTAAATATATAAATAGCTTTAGCTAACTCTCTAGCTAGACATGCATTACCCGCTTCTGGACTATCTTTGGTTTGTGCTTTATCTAGAGCTGCCTTTATTGCTGTTTCTAAATTTGGTTGTAATAGTGGCATAATATTCTCCTATTGTTTTAATTGTTTTAATGTATTTACTAATTCTTTAAGTTTACCTGTTTCCGGATTAATTAGTGTTGGGCCTCCGGCTGGCGTAGGAAACTGTGATGATCCAGCAAATACTCTATCAACTGCATTTACAAGTTCATCTAATACTGTAAATATAGTATTCATCTCTCCAGCCCAACTTGGCGTTGAAATAATAACATCTGCTGCACCAGTTAATATAATCTCATCTGTCTTAGAATTAAAAACTAATCGATCGGAATTTATTGTAACTTGTGGAGAATCATAACTAGCCATTGGCGTTGCAGGACCTATGCCTTGGGATAACGTTAATTTATTTTGTTTAACTTTTTTACTAGAAAGAAATATTGAACAATCTGTATCATCTGGATTTTCAATTACAAATTTATTTGCGCCTCCTTGTTTTAATAATCCATTTGATATTGATAAAATTGGACTACCAGCTGCTCCTTCCCAATAAGGCTTTTCATTGTATTGATCAGTATCTCCTTCAATGCCTTGACTAAATCTTATTGAATGTCCATGACGGCCTTCAATAATAACATCACCTTCAAATGGCTGATGATTTTTTACTTGATCTGACTCAATAAAATTTTCTCCAGGCTTATACTCATTATCTTCTTCTGCAACAGGACCAGCACCAGCTCCATAATTTTCATCATTTCCTGCACTATCAAGTTTATGCATATCCGGTAATGGATTGAGGTGTTTATTGCCATGAATATTAACAACCGAAACATAATAATATACAGATGATGGTATATCTTGATTAGCTGTAAATGATGGTCCCATTACAATAAAAACATGTTCACCTATTAATGGATATTGAGTAACATTATTTAATGGATATGCAAGAACTTCTTCACGAGGTCCTCCTATTCCACCAAATCTAACTTCAATAGTGCCTAATGGTAAGTCTCGTCCTTCTTTATCTTGTTGGGTCTTGAATGATCTTTTTATGTCGATCACTTCTGCTAACATCATCTGTACTCTCCTGTTCTTGCTTTTTAATATTATCTATTTCATTTTCAGCTTCTTCTAATAAACGAGCTCTTTCTTCATCTGTCAATCCATATTCATTTCCATCATCATCTTTCATTGATACAGAAACTAATCGTTGTACAACAGCTGCTAACTTAACTAAAGCATCATCATTTTTGACAGATACTTCTAGATAATCTTTAATGAGGGGTACTATTACAGTTGCATCACCGGCATTAGTAATTAATGGTTGTAGTTCTTTGATGAGTGCATCGATTTGTCTTGCCTTCTTTTTTGAATTATGATATATATCACGCATCAGATCAGAAAAATTTGTTCCGTTGAAAAGTTCGAATTCAGAGTTCATATATTAGCCTTTAATATAAATATAGAAGCTAACATATTATTATAGTATTAAGGTATTAGATTACCGGTTTTATTAAAAACTGAATACATTTTAGCATAATCACGTTTCATAATATTAACTACCTTAGTAATATTTTGAGTTTTTAGGCCGGTTCTTTCTCTGATTAAGATATAAAGTGCTTTCTTATTAAAGTTTTCAATATTTTCTCTAATCCTAAACAATTCTAAAATTGTATCAGCAACTACTATGTCACGTTTATTTGAAAATATTGAATTTAAATTTTCATCATAATATGATACCCATAAATTAGTGAAATCTTTTAACGATTCTTGATGATCAGATAATCTTTGTTCTGCATCTAAATCTCTTCTTTCATCTAATACATCTGTCGAAGCACGTTGTTTTAACTTAGCATAATTAGCATTATTTTGAATAATAAGATAATTTTTTGCTATAATACTAAAATATGAAAATGCCTTTCCTTTACCTTCTGTAAATTTACCTATCTTTTCTGTCAGGAAAGCAACTACTTCTGCTTTTATATCTTCATATGGCACATCAAAATAACTAAAACGAAATGTATAATAAATATTTTCAACTAGTTTATCGAAAGGTTTATATATATGTTCTCTAAAAACTTTATTTCTTTTACTAAAACTTTCTTCTTTATTATAAGCAATAATAGCTTTCTCATTAATATATGTGAAGTATTGTTTTTTAGTTGGTTTACGTCCTCTTCGCTTCCTAGGACCATTTTCTTCAATCTCGGCTAGTTCTTCTTCTAACCATTTATAAAAATCATCTACTGCACTCATTTAGAATCCCTTATTTAGATCATCCATAATATTCTGTAACTCTTTAAAAATAAAACCTGTTTCATCATCTGCTTGAAATGATCCTACTCTATCAATTTGTCTAAGTTTAGAATTAGATTCTCCAATACGTGTTTTCAACGTACTAAAAAATGTATAATATTCAGTATTAGATTTTTCTAACTCTTCAATATAATCAGATAAATTTTCTTGTTTACGTAACTGATTAATATTGACGAATATTGAAATTAAAACTGCTACTGATAAGATTACTATTGCTGTTATCATTTATTTTTCTCCGAATAAGTCATCAAACATTTTTGATGCGTTAATTTTAGTTGATGGGTCAGATAAACCTTTTTTTGGATATTGTTTCTTTACAGGAGCAACAACTGCTGGTTTATTTTTATACCACATTTCAAATTCAATTCTAGCTGCCATTGCATCTGCTTGATGCATTACATATCCTAAATTAGTTTTCAATTTTGAATCTGCTGTTCTTGACATAAAGTAAGGTTTATTACTTTCATCATATAACCCATCTGTTAATTTTATACCTAACATTTCGTTCCAAGTGATGCTAATGTTATAATGTTGCAATAACCATATAGATAGGTCATTTACGAGGCTAAAAGGGTTGTTAGGATTAATCTTATACATCTTTCCTTGATTCTTTCTATGCCACTCAGAATCATTAGGAATATATACTTCATTACCTTCTCCTGGAAATCCCATTTTACCTATATCATGATTCAATGCAACAAAAATTAATTCTTCTTCGGTATAACCAGACATATCTGCTCCCATACCTCTCCAAAGGTTGTATACTTGTTTTGCACATTTAACTACTCGTAATACATGATCAACATATCCACCTTCAAATGCATTATGATAATGATCAAAACTAGAAGCTGGTTGTAAAGATATTCTATCTTCTAAATCTGTATACATTGCTAGAAGTTTTTCTTTTCTTTCGCCTTCGAAGTTGTCTTTTATAATTTGTAAAAGATCGTTATAATTCTGTACTATTTGTTCTGCTGTTAATTTCATATTATATTATTTGGTCTATTATTCCTAATTGTTTTGCTTCTTCTGCTGTTAAAAACATATCTGATCTCATATGTTCTTTCCAATATTCTGCATCTTTATTTGTACGTTCAGCTAATAAAGAATATACATGTTTTTCTAAATTTTTAACATTATCTAAATATGCTGTTATATCAGACATTTTACCTCCAAGAAAACTAGATGATTGATGGAACATCATCGTCGATCGTTTACTCATCATTCTTGTACCAGTACCACATGTTAAAATAACAGCAGCTGCTGAAAACGCTTTACCTCTGCAAATAGTATTTACTTTAACATCTAATGATTCCATATAATCTATTATAGCAAACATTTCATGTACATCTCCGCCAGGCGAATTAATCATTAAATTAATTGGGGCTGTTTTATCTTTTCTATTTTGTAATAGATTTCTTGTACGGATTATTAAATCTGTTAATGTATGTTGGTTTATTTCATCGTTAAGAAATATTATCGAATCTTTAAAATCAACTAATGTCATTAATTGATTATTTAACGCTTCATATAGTTCACTATTTTTAGTGTCTATCTTTAAAGGTTCTTTCTTCTGTTCTTCTTCATATATACTCATATGTTAAATATATAAAATATTTTTCGTAATTCCAAATTTAATTTACCTTTTTCAATTGACGTTCTAATTTACGTAATTGTACGGTATTAGATCTTATATCTTTTTTAAATGTTGCCTTCTTAAGATTACCTCTAACCATAAGCATCTGTTCTAAAATTTTATCACGTAACGCAGATTTTTCTAATTTAGATAATTTTTTCTTTGGAAGTCTTGGTTTGGTTGGTTCTAATGTTCCTTTTAATTTAGGCTGTTCTTTACCTTTATGAAATACATTACCTTGTGGATCGACAAATTCAGTCATAAACTGCCATCCTCTAGGTCGACCTTTGGATACATATCCACCTTTCATCTCTGGAGGACCTACTGTTTTATTAACACATTTGTAACATAATACTGCAGTTGAATTAGGACTAACCTCAGACCATTTATTACACCTAGGGTGTTTTGATAAAAATTGCCATCCCCAATAATTAGTATCTTCAATACTATTTCTACATACCATATGTAATGTACCGTTAATTTTTTTTGTTTTAAACTTATGTGTAACTTTTTTCTTTCTTGCCATAACTTATTATTTTAATTCACTATTAAATTATACCCACTTATTTGTTCTTTTATTATATATTTTTCCTTTATTTGGGTCTTCTGATTTTTCCTGATAAATATCTTCCTTAGGTGTTGATAATATTTTTTCATTTCTTTTTATCATCTCTTCCTGATCATAATGCAATCCATCATTGCCATTTTGGCCGATTATATTCATCCTTCCTTCTGCTTCTTCTTCTTCTAAAACTTCTATCCAAGCATCTAATCCTGTCTTCTTTTTTAATTTTTCTTGATTATGTTTTACTCGTTGTTTCATTTCTTCTGAAGGTCGATTGATTGGATATGGCTTATTAAATTCCATTCCTTTTGGTACAGACATCACCACCTTTGGTTTTATTTGAGCAAATGCCATATTGGCAGCTATTACCAATGCAATTGCAAGTGGGTCAAATACAAATATAATTAAAAGTAAAAACCAGTTAACAACTTGACCCATTGGATATCCGGTTGTTTCTGCTAGATATTTTAATGGACCTAATTCTCTTTGTTCTTCATTACCCATTTCTAAATTTAATAAATCTGTATCAAGTCTTAAGATAGAATCTTGTACAGCTTCTAACTTTAAGTTTATATCATTTCTATCCTTGATTGTATTATCTAATTCTTTTTGCAATGCCCTTCTAGTTGATGAAGAAGTAGTTGTAATTACTTGTTCAGCCTCTTTGTCATAATATGATACAGAACCGGGGTTTGATAAAGACTTTCTTAGATCAGAAATAGTTGAATTCAATTGTGTTTTTTCAATTGTTAAATCTGTTTTGTTTTCTTCGAATCTATTTTGTTTGGTTTCTAATACAACTAATGATTTATCTAAAAATTCAGATTTAGTAGCTGTCTCTTGATATGCACCTGACAAGAAACCATATATACCACCAGATGTAATTAATATCAAAATAAAACATGCTATAGATAAATACGCTCGCAAGCCTTTATTAATCGAATCCCAATATTGATATAATAGAGATGCAACTACTAATTTAGCAAATTCTAATGATCCGGCCATTATAATTACCTGTGTACTTGCTCCTGCAAATAACTTACTTAATCCAAATACTGAGTAAAACGCTGCTGAACCTGAAACTGCTAGTGCAGATAATGCAATCAGAAATGGAAAAAGTCTTTTTTTCATTTTAACTACCCGATACTCGGCTCTGAATAGCTTTTAATCGCTTTCTCATCTGATCAAATCTTCTTCTTGCTTCTGCTGGATCAATTGACATTTTACGTTTAACTGCTTGGTCCATAATCATCACCATATTATCGACTTCATCGAGCCATTTTAATACATTGTCTTTGTCTTTCATAATAAAACTTTTTTATTTTTATATTCATAAATATTACGATACTCTAAAAGTGCCAATTCTTTTGCTTTAGCTTCTATTACAATATCTAATTCTAGACCATATGTATTAATTTCATCTACAATATAATCTGAATGTGCTTGTGCCCTAATCTTAGGGTCTTGGAATTCTCTAGCTCTACTTTCTGAGTAATGTGTACATTGTCTAACATGTTCAGGCCATGTAGATGCAGCTAATCTTAATGCTTGTTCTTCTGATAACTCATCTGGATGGAATGAATGATGATGGTAATCGAATGTAATTCGAATGCCTATTTCTTTATGAAAGTAATCATATATCATTCGAGTTGACCACATACTAGGTTTATCATCATTTTCTAATACCAATCGTTTCTTACAATTATCAGATAACTTATGCCAACCATCAATCCATCGTTTTGATGTACCGTCAAAATCTCCTCCATATGAACCACCTACATGGATATTTATTTTATTTTCAAATGAAGGTTCAAATCCCATTATATCAAATGTTTCTGAATGACGTTCTAAACTAATCAAAGTACGTCTTACTACTTCAGGATTCGGAGAACCAAGAACATTAAATGGTCCAGGATGAGTTGTTATTCGTATACCATGTTTTCTAGCATACTCACCACATTCCATTAGTTTAGTAGATATATCTTTAAACTGAGGCAATTGATGTAGTTCATAATGATCATGCCAAGGAAATAATTCAGAGCCTAATCTAAACAATTTAATGTTATGGTCATTGTTCCATTGTAGGTAATGTAAAAGGTCATTGGCATTAAGTAATGTCCTTTCGCCTAATAAATGTAAGTCCCAATCGGATGGATTGTCAGACCCGTTTTGCCAAGTTGCTTTTCTAGCTGTTCTAGATGTTGTTACTCTACCTCCGGCCTTTTTTGGTCGGTTAGTTAATGTCATGTTAACACATGCATAACCTAATCTTACTTTTTCTTTCATATATTAATATAATAAATTTATCTCGTAATTCCTAAACATTTCTTCCATTTTCAAAAACATGTTTTATTGTCGGAAACCTTAAACTTAAACCACCTTCTTGATTTTTAGTTTCTTCAAAGTATTGAACGGTAATTGTTTTACCAATAATCAATTCTGGATTAGCTTCGTACTTTAATCGTTGCTCTTGATTCCATCCGGAACCTACTTTTACTTCATGATCTTTATGGTTAATATAAGCTTGAGCCATCATTCTAACTGTAACCTCTTTGCCGTCTCTGATAATTCTATGATCTTCAAAATCTATACTTTCAACAACATATTCAGCATCATAAAACTTCTTTACCTTTAATAAGTTTTGAGATCTCTTACCTTCATATCCGACATTCTTTCTTAACATAACTCCTTCATAACCTTGTTTCTCAGCATCTGCTTTTAACTTAGCAAAATGATCATCGTCACTAACAACTACTTGATCTAAAACTGATAATGAATTATTATTGTTAAGCATATTTTCTAATTTAGCAAATCTAGATATTCTTCCTGCCAATGTCTTTTCACTTTCTTTATTATCAAATTCTTGTAATGTTAAATAATCAAACATTACATATTTAGGATTTTTTATTGTATGATTTTTTCTTTTAATTTGTTTCATTATACCTTGAAAATCTTCGTTACCATTTTCATCCATTAAACAAATTTCACCATCGAATACAATTCCTCTTAGACCTAATACTTTAACAGCATCTTTAACAACTTGTAATGTTTCAAACTCATTACCTACTCTAGAATAACATTTAACTCCTCCATCTAATCCTACTATTGTAATACATCTTACACCATCCAATTTTCTAGACGCAAACCATACATCATTCCAATCAACTCGTTTAGGATCAAATTTATTTGCTAAAGCAACATCAAAGGTTGGAATTAAATTTGGAATAACTTTATTGATGACTGATTCTGAAGCTCTTATTTCAAGGTTTCTATCTATAATAGAGAAAATTAAATCTTCATATTTTTGATTTGTTGCTATAAGTCCATTTACCATTGCAATTGCATCATGTCCGGTATATGTTCTATTATTCAAATCATCTAATAATTCAAATATACTCTCATATATGAGGTTCATATCACATAAATCGGCATTCTTTTTACAATTTTTACTGGTCAAATAATACTTTTTATATGGGTCTAAGGCATAATTTAAAGCCTTTTTAATGAACTCATCGTTCTGAATAGACCCAATAATAACCTTTTTCTCATTAAGAGAACTGGTATTTTTCATTTGATTTACAAAATCTTGGAGTTTTTCTA